ACGAGTCCAAGCCTGTAACCGCAAAAGATTATCAGGCTGAAGCCACTGTACATATTTACCTTTTGCCATTACAGACTCACCTCCTTGAAGCGCCGTACCTAGAATGGTTCATGGCATGTTTGGCTGCAACGAAACATTTACATGCACCTGTCCCGCCAATATGTATTACGTTAGCAGAGCAAACACCTTTATGATTGTTTAAGCAGGATCTGCGGCAGCATTGTACTTTCGTTTGATTTGCCATGACTCTCCTTGATACGACGCATATAAAAAGGACGCCCCATTAGGACGTCCTTAGAAATCAAATAATTATTTGTGAAGAAAATTTACAACCCATAAACCCGATGCACAAAACCACATTCCGACAAGCATTGCAGCATAGGCCAATATACACGTTATTATCGCAGTCAATCTTAAAACATCGCCTGCTGAAAACCTCTTTTGTTCGTTTCCACCCTGGAATGCGATTTTTCCAAACTCATCCGTGTAGAACCCTTGAGCCAAATAAGATATTGCATAACTCAAACTAGCAAAAAAGGCCCCCACCCCAAAAGCAACCAGTGCGTTCCATAACGACTGATAAACAACGATTGAAAAATCATTTTCCAGTAAATAGCCAAGATTATTGCCAAGAAATGCGACAAACATCATCACGGATCCACCATTGATAAATAAAACGCTTTTTATTGCAGACTGAGCAAATCCAATCATCGCCTTTAAATGTTCCGCTGCTAAGTGTGCATTACCACTAATTTCTGCTACCGTTATTGTGACTTCCTTTTCATGGGCGGCCTTTGCTATCGCAATCATAGACTCTACTTCTTCAATGCCTAGACTTTTTCTACCTAGTTTCTTTTGTTGTTCTACCTGTAAAGAAAGGGCATCATATTTCACATTCATCACCTCGAATCCATAGTACCATAAATTCGAGATAATAGCTCACGTCCACAATGCAAAAGCGACGCCCTAACGGACGTCGCCTCGGCTGTAAATAAAACTACTCAGAATGATTGTGCGTACGGGATTTCCGTACTTTTTACTTCTACATCATATCATGTCAAGAGGGTAACATTTAATCAACCCCCTCGAAAATTTTTTGAAAGTTTTTCAAGGCTCTATAAAACAACTGCCATGTACCTTGCCATGTAATCTCCATTTTTACAGCGATGACTTCCCATTTCTCATTTTGTAAAAATCTACGGGTCAATACCTCCTGTTGTTTCGCACTTTCAAGCTTTGCTATGAGGGTATTCGCTTGTTCACGCATTTCTATCAGCTCATCCCACTCACGATTAGTATCACGATATTCCTTTGCCGTCATGCCGTACCTCCTACTCTTCGAGATAACTATACGCTAGGTCGAGGTCTCGGAAAGCTGCATCAATTGCACTAAGCGCTCTGTCTTTGCAGTCCATATCCATTTCGTTATCTCTGTAAACAGCCTCACGGACCCGTGCTAAATCTGCAGATATATTAGCCAGTAACACGGCAGCATCTTCCGGGTCAACTTGTCCGTTAATAGGGTTTCTTGCGATATTAGTCATTATGATTCTCCTTTCAGTGTCGTTTGTGTCAGTTCTTTTTGCGGTAAGATATTGCCGCAGTCAACTAAGGCTTTCATTTTCTTTAGTAACTTAACCAGGGATTCTCCGTAATCAGCCAGCGGCTCCTTGATTTGGTTATATTCTTCCTGGCTTTTAAATCCGTCCTTACCGATAATAGGACGAATAACATACCCGAATCGATCGTCGGGGATAAGCACGCAGCCACGACCACGAAGAAAACAAAGTACATCGGCAAGTTCAGAGTTAACGAAGGCTGCGTGTAGGAATAGCCATACCCATAGATTACTGTCTTCGGGGTGCTTCTTTTCGTAATCGTCATGGTATTCTTCAATCGGCCAGTTCTTCGGATTACGAGCGTCCTCTACTTTACGGACAAGGCGTTCGACGAGGTTCTTAATTTCAGGATCACGTCTGAGTAAATCAAACTGGGGGTGTTCCATTTCATTTAGAATCTCCTTAAAGGCGCTTCTGGCTCGTTTTACGACCTCTTGATTAGCCATTGGTAAGCTCCTCTATCTCGATATAAAGACCGGGCTTATCAAGGTAAAATTTTTGAATTTCTTCACAAGCGACGAGAGCATCGTCCGTCCAAAAGTCCAAATCCGTCATCACATCTTTTAAGAGCTTCACGAGATTGTCCGTATCGGGCTTTGTGGTTTTCCAGCTCTTTACAGGATGAGCGGTAGTCGCTAAATATATCCACGTCGTCGAAAGCCTTACAGGACCCGCAAACGGAACTTTAGGAGCGTAAGGGGCAAGGGCTGCCATGAACTTCTGGCGGGCGTCTTTTACGTTCTGCGGCTCGTACACGACAGGCTTACCGTTTACTACCATAATTTTCTTTTCCTGGTGAGTGGCCGACGGAATCATCATCGGCAAGAAAAACTTTACTTTCATTGCATACTCCTTTCTAGGGAAACGCCGAGGGCACGTATTGCCCTGAGGCGGTCAAAGTGTGTTAAGAAAACGGCAAAGCCAAAGCCGTTTTTAACACTTTGTCCGTCCATGGCAATTGTGAGACTTTTATACAACGGACATCTGTATATATATATAACGGATGTCCGCTAGTTGTCCGATTATATTTATGCATATACGGCGTTTTTAACTTATATTTATTCATTCTTAAATACTTTCCCTTGCTCTCTTCGGAAGATTTTACTACTATCAATATCTCGACCGACAGTCTTAACGCTCACATCAAGATATTCGGCCATATCACCTACGGTTACTTCTCCCGAGATGAGGCACGCATTATATGCTGATTCAAGGTTCTGGATTCGGGACTGTTTCTGTTTACGTTGAGAGTTTCGGCCACGTTCTGCAGGCGTCATCTCGACGTCCAGCTTAATCGACTCGAGCGTTCCCGTATCATCGATACGATGAACGGGATAATCGAACCATACATTTACAGGCCTGAATGAAGCGTACTCACGAAGTGTTCCTTCAATACGCCAAGCCGAACGAGAGGACCCGACTTGTTCAGCGTCAAGCTCAATCATGTCAAGCAGTGCGTCGGCGTCACGGCCGAATACGCCTGACCCAGAGGCTCTGTCAATAGCTCGTTTGCCGCCTTGAGCGCCTTTTGAATGATGATGACAATAAATGACCGAGCAATTAAGCTCCGTTGCGATACGGTCGAACTGATTGCAAAAATGAGCCATTTGTTCAGCGCTGTTCTCATCACCTGTAATGACCTTGTAAATCGGGTCGATGATAATCGCCGTATATTCCTGTTTAACGGCTCTCCTAATGAGTTTCGGAGCGAGCTTATCCATAGGCAAAGATTTTCCTCTAAGATTCCATATATCGATATTGGAAAGGCTGCGGGCTTCCCAACCAAGTTCTGTGTACACGTCTTTAAATCGATGTAGGCAAGAGGCGGCGTCAAGCTCCAGATTCACATACAGGACTCGTCCCTGGGAGCAATCCCAAATCAGCCATTTACGCCCTTCCGCAATAGCGATGACAAGTTCTATAAGAGCAAAGGACTTACCCGCCTTAGACGGTCCTGCAAGGAGCATTTTGTGACCCTTGCGAAGCACGTTTTCGATAAGAGGCGGTGCTAACGGCGGCAGATTATTCCAGAAGTCCCGAAGGCTTTCAGGCTCCGGTAGATTATCGTTAATCGATTCGATCCACGTCTGCCACTCGGCAAAACTGCTTTTACCGATATTTGTATCAACCAGGAACTGCTTTTTATCCTTGCGGGTAACGCCGGGCATACGACTGAGGCGGCTCGGATTTCTGTTTTGAACGTCGATTTCAAGGCCATTCTTTCGGCAGATATTATAAAGATAATCGACCCGTTTACGGTACTCATCGTAATTGGCAGCGTCTACTTTAACGATGGCGTGAACGGATTTACCGCCGCTATAGACCATGCACGTAACAGGAAGCTCCAGTTTGCGGATGATTTCGTTTTGCTTGTCGATGGGCATACAGTCGGATTCAACCAAGGCGTATTTAAACTCCGTTACGTTCTCATTGCGAACGCCTCTCCCGTCTAAGGGATTGAAGCGAATCCAAGCGCCTACATCGGGATTATAATCGCCCAGGACGGCACCAATATCGCCGTCACACTCTGATAAGGCGTGAATAAGCTCCCCGGCTGTCCGCTTAAATTTCCCTTTAGACGGTAAGAATTTTCCGTCTTGCTCCCACGACTCCGTAACATAGCCGACATAATCGGAGCTGTCGTAAAGAAGCTCCAGGTACGTAATTAAGTCTTTAGCCGGATTCCAGTTATCGCCGGGGTCTTCAATTTCTCGTCCTTCTACCCAGTTTTTATCGATAATGACTTCTTCGTCGGCAATGATTTCATCATCCCAGCCATACGCCCGATCAGGTAAATGGGGTGTGGCCGTCCAGCCGTTTTCTTTGGCCATGTTTACGATAGTGGCTCCCGTAACGGGACTGCCGTTATAGTGACCTGTGAACGTTGCCCATTTTTTAGCACATTCTCCGGCGTGATAACGAGTGATGTCTTTGGCGCTCCATGATTCCCAGTCGCTAATGTCGTAGCCTTCTTCTTTAAGCCCCATTCCTACCTGAAGCCATTCCTGATAATCACAAAAGGCGGGGTCGATGTAGTCCAATAAAGGTATTAAGTTGATTTTACGCATTTCCTTTTCATCTCCTTTATGGACTACGCCGGGATATAAGTTTCAGGCGTAACGCCATTCGGAATTCTCCAATTATTCATAGAGATTCGAGCAATCATAGATGAGGCCTGGTCAAATGTCCATGTACCGACGTGCTGGAAGCCACGAGACTCCAAGAAGCGTATTTGCTTCGGTCTTGACAGGCTCATATCCTGACGTTTCTTTAATCTATCTAAAAGAAGTGAAGCCTTACCGGCATTTTCAATCTCATCGGCAAAGATACCGAATTTCTCTAAAGCCTGGATTTGCTTAACAGACGGCGGTGCCATTTCATAACCAAATGACGGCACATATCCCGATAAGTCTTCAGACTGAATGGACATTTCAAACTGTAACGGATCCACAAGCTTGCGTTTGCGTTTCTTCATTTCCTTAAGCTTTTCAGCCAAGGCTTGCTCCCGTTCTGCCACGACGTCCGATTCAGATTCTTTTTCAAGCTCTTCAATATCAATAGGCCCTGTCGCCTCTTCAAGTTTTTCCGTCATTTTCTTTGCGACGTCTTCATCTTTACTTATGAGATGGGCAGGTCGGCATAACTCGTGCCGTTCCGTATTCCAAAGAAAATCAAGTAGCAGCACGTTCTCTTTTCCTTCGTGTAATCGAGTGCCACGCCCTACCATTTGGCTATATAAAGCTCGTGATTTGGTCGCTCGCAGAACGATAATGCAATCCACCGACGGACAATCCCAGCCTTCAGTCAGAAGCATACTATTACACAGAACGTCGTATTTTCCATCCTCAAAGTCTTTAAGGACCTCTGCCCTATCTTGGCTATTCCCGTTCACTTCGGCGGCTCTAAATCCGTATTTACGAAGATATCGGCAGAACTTCTTACTCGTTTCTACAAGAGGTAAGAATACAACAGTCTTTCGATCCTTAGCGTATGTGACCATTTCTTCAGCAATCTTATCAAGATACGGCTCAAGGGCCGTTCCGAGTTCCCCTACTTTATAATCGCCTGCCGCCATGCCGACATGTGCAATGTCCAATTGCAGAGGGATGGTCTGTGCGACGATTTGAGCGAGGTATCCGGCCTTAATGGCTTGCGGAAGTTTGTATTCATACGCCAGGCTGTCGTATATCTGTCCGAGGTTTCGCATATCGCTTCTGTCAGGCGTTGCCGTAACACCTAGGACTCTAGCATTAGAGAAGTAGTTTAAAACGTTCTGGTAGCTGTCTGAGATAGAATGATGAGCTTCATCGATGATGATCGTGTCGTAGTAATCGGGAGGAAACTGAGACAGTCGTTTTTCACGCATAAGCGTTTGAACACTGCCGACGGTAATTCGATACCAGGATTGAAGAGCCGTCTGCTCGGCTTTTTCTACGGCGCATTTAAGGCCTGTGGCTTTTGCTATCTTATCGGCTGCTTGTTCTAAGAGTTCTCCACGATGTGCCAGGATTAAAACTCTATTACCGACTCGTACTTGAGATTCGGCAATCTTAGCGAAGCAAATAGTCTTGCCGCATCCTGTGGGCAAGACCAGTAATGTTCTGTTGTGGCCTATGTCCCACTCATGCAGGACGGCGTCGACCGCCGCCTGCTGCTAGGGACGAGGCTCAATACCCACAATTAAAACGCTCCTTGAGTCCACTCTTTACCCGATTCTTCCTTGTCGTAGAACCGATCGACGTTCGGGTAAGTTTTTCCATTATATTCCCGAAGCTTAATTTTAAAGCGACCTGTCGCTCCGAGAACTTCGTTCCAGCGGATCGTGAATTTATCATCACCCTTTTTCATGTGTCCGATGGCACGGGCAAATCCGGTGAGCTGCCATTGTGATTTACTGTGCAGGAAGAGGTTTTGCTTAATTCGACCTTTCTGGCCGTTCACGTTTACTTCGTAGGTAATTTTGGCTTCATTGCAAGCGGGCATTTTTTCGCTTCCTTCGAAGTAACCACGTTCAAAGTTGGTAATCTTAAAGTCATAATCTCCAGCAGGTATATCGACAAACTCGTTTTCTACTGCTTCAATTTCTTCGTCCCAACTAAATGCTCTTTCTTCTGCCATGATTGTTATCCTCCTTATTATTAAAACGGTAC